CGCGCAGCACATGTCCCACGCCGATGGGCTTGCTGGCCGTCATCGTGGTCACCGAGGAGCTGACGATGCTCGCGGCCAGGACGCCCGCTGAGGTCTCCTCGTTGGTGTAGCCGAACAGGCCGGTCGCCACGGTGGCGCGCTGAGGACCGCCGGATCCGCCGGAAAAGCCGTAGCTCGATCCCCGGTTGATCTCGATCCGGTCGAATGGAGGACCGTATTCGTTCGGTTCTAGGTAGTAGCCGGAGGCGGGGATCGTCACGCCGCCACTGACCAGCGTGGTCAGCGAGACCAGCGTGCTCGCATCCAGCCATAGCGTCCACGCCTCGTCCTGCGCAACGTCCGGATACTGGAATGACTTGGTGGTGAGGATCGGGAGGAAGCTGCGGTTGCAGAGGGAGTCGACACCTTCCGCGCCACTGTCGATTGCCCGGTCGATCTGCGCTGACGTGTAGGCGGACGCCTTGACGTCGAGAGCATCCATCACAGCCTCACGGCTGGTGTACGGGGCAAGCGCCATTCCTGATCCTCACCATGCATTCGCGGTGGGGTGGTGCTGAAAGGCGGATCCTAGCGGGGACCCGCCTTCATCATGATCAGCGGGGGCATTACATGATGATCCGGATGGTAGCACTACCGGGGAGAAATCCAGCCGTCATACGGGCAGCGGCGTTTCTTCAGCCGGGGATCCCAGAGCAGCGGCTCGCCGTCGTTCGGGCAGGCAACCGGTCCCTCGCGCCACTCCTGCCGGGCGTTCTCGATGTTGGTATCATCGATGGCCTTCAGCGTCCACCACGATCCGCCCGGCACGGTGGTGACAACGGCTCCGGTTCCGACGGCAGGCGCGCCGAGAGCAACCGGGACAGCCAGACCGGATGGGCTCACCGTGATTGCCGCCGAGACGGAAGGCGATCCCAGGGCAATCGGGATATGGATGCCGTCCGGGGTGATCGTTCCCCCGGCGTCGAACCCGAGGAACGCCACGAACAGTGAATACCGGTTGGTGACGGAGTTCGTCCAGCTCACAGACGGCGACTCGGCCGCGGTCCCCGCGGGGGTCTTGACTCCGACATTGCCATACGTGCCGGAACCACCGGTCCCGATGGTGGCCTCACACTGCTCCGTATAGCCGCTCGACCATGATGGAGACGTCGGCGCGCTAGAGAAGTTGTGCCCTGCCATGAACATGAGCGCAAGCTCGGTACTCGTGGACAGCGCGGCAGAGGTCAGCGCAAACGAGCTGGTTCCTGGCGAACCGTCGACTCCAGTAACGGTGGTGGCGCCGGAGTCGGCGCCCGCCGAGTTGGTGATCCGCACCCACAACGCATCGGTGGACGTCGAGATGCCACCACCTAGGTCGATGGTCGCGGTGGTCGTCCCGCCAGACTTGTAGAAGATGTATGCACCCTGGTTGACGACACGGCTCGTGGCCAGCGTCCAGCCGGACGGCGTGGTCACCGTGTTGTCCGAGTTGATGCTCAGGACGTCATACGTGGTGGCGTTGGCTGTCCCGCCACCGGTGTACGTGACCACGGTCCCGGTGGCCGTGAACGAGAAGCTTTGCGGCGTTCCGGTGACGAACGGCGCGGTGACCGGCATGTCTCAGCCGACCTTGACGATACGATTCGTCCCGTTGTCCCACGTGATCGGCGTCGACGTGGTCCCCGGCTGCACGGGCAGGCCGGTACCGGCGTCGTAGTAGGCGATGATCCGTTGCACGGATGCTGCCACGTCGGCGCCACCGGTAACCGCGCTCGACTGAAAGAGCAGGATGCCGTGGTTGACGGCGCTAGCGGTGGTGGTGATCGAGGAGTCCGCCGCGTCGAACACGCCACCGGTCACGGTGATACCAGTGAGCTGAACGGGGGTGCCGTTGAAGACACCCCCGGATCCGGTGACGTCGGAGACGAACACGTGCGCCGCCGAGAACGTGTAGCCGCGCACGAATCCGGCCTTGATCGTGGCAGTGTCCAGATCGAGCAGGCCCGAGATGAACCCTTCGGCCGCGGAGGTGAAATACCCGTTGGACACTGCCACTCCCTACTTGCGTGTCGTGCGCTTCGGCTTCTCGGGCTCTTCGGGTTCGGCCAGCTCGGGCGGCGCCGGAGGCGCTTCATACTCCGCCGGTTCGTCTACCGGCTGAGACGGTTCTTGCGAGGCGTCCGTGACTCGGTCCGTGGCATCGATCTTCGGCATCCGTGCCTCCCGTCCGGGACGTAAGGGTCTGTGGGGAGAATCCTACGTCCCGGACGGAAGGGGCTATGCGAGAACGCCTGCCGCATCCAGGGGGACGTAGAAGACCGTCCATTTGGCCGAACCCGCGTTCGTGGCCGACGTGGTAATACCGATCGTACCGATGGCCGCGACAAACGGGCTCTTGCACTGTATCTGCCCGCCCGCTCCGGCATTGGTGACGACCAGCGCGCCGCCCGCGGCAGCCGGGAGGGTCATCTGAGCGCCGATCTCCTTGGAGGTCACGGCAGTGGCGGTGCACCAATCCACGGCGGTTCCCGTGGTCGGCGTACCGGTCACCTTGACGGTGGTGGCGGTGGCGTCCGCGGCGATGGTGAACTCGCCGATGAGGCCGGTGATGAGCACCCGGCCGCCGGAAACGGTGAACAGCGTGCCATAGGCAGTAGCCGGAAGCACGGCGGTCGCCTTGTCGACCTTGACCCCGAATGCGAGGTCCCGGTACGAGGTGGTCTTGACGATGGAGGTCATACCGTCACGTCCGCGAGGTTCTGCGGGACCCGCTTGACATCCAGGTCGGAGAGCACCATGAGGAAGGTACCCGTTGCGTGGCTGGCCGACAGGTAGCCGAAGCCGTCCGACAGCGCGCCTTGCGGAATGTAGACTGCGTGCAGTGCGCCGACGGCGTTGATGCTGGTGATGGTGGACGCGGCGGCCTGTGTGCTGCGCGTCCACACCCCGGTACCGGTGGCCTGCGTCCAATACTCGGTGATCGCCGCGAGAGCCTGCGTGGTACCGCCGGATGCGGCGTTCGACTCGCTGAAGGTCGCTGCGGTGGCGCCGGACGAGTTGGTCAGATAGAACAGGACGCCGGAGCAGTCCTTCAAGTTGACCCGCTTCGCCGCGGTGGTGACGCTGACCGCCGCATTGTGCGTGCGGCCGAGAGGATTCATGGAGCTCACTGTTACCTCCTAGGGGGCGCCCGGGGCGTGACTGCCGGACTATCGGGTGGTGCGGAAGTGAGGGCCGGAGCGTGGGGATGAGGTACGCTCCGGCCCCCGGATCAGGAGTTACGGGCGCGCGGCAAGCTGAACGTACGGGCTGAGCGTCGCACCACCGTTGCGGGGGGTGATGGCTGACTGCACCCACGGGCGGCCGTCAACGCGCTCGATGAACCGGAACGCGGTCGAGTCGTTCGCGAACTTGTAATCGGTGGACAGTTCGGCGGACATCGCCATCCGGTCACCGATGAGGTACTGCGAGAAGTCGACGAACGAGATGTCCCCCTGAAGGCCGAGCTTGTTGACCCGCTGGGAGACGACGACCGGGCGGCCGAGCAGCGAGAGGACCGGGCCGGAAGTGCCGTCGAAGTTGGCCATGCCGATCGGCGCGCCGCCGACGCCCACGGTCAGCGCGGTGGTCATGAGCTGCGGAAGGGTGTCGTTGCTGACGACCCACACGGCCCGGTTGAGCGCCTCGGGCAGCATGCGGGCGTACATCTTGATGATGTTCTCCCACACGATGGTCAGGGACGTCTGGCCGCTCTCGGCCGCCGTCGCGACGATCGCCGCGTTGGTCGCATTGAACACGCCGAGCGGCTCACCAACCCCAGTGCCAAGCAGGAACGCGTAGTCCTCGAAGGCCGCAACAGCCTTCGGGAACGCGGTGCGCGCGTACGCCTCTGCGGCCGGATTCGAGTCCTGCCGCAGCTCGTTCGGGATCTCGGTATACGCCGTGAGCTTCTTCGCCTCCAGCGCCACCCGGCCGAACTTCGGCTGGGACGCGGTCAGCGCGGCCCCTTCCTCGGTCCAGTAGCCGATGATGCCGCCGGAAACCGTGGTGGCGTTGGAGGTGACGTCCACGAACGGGATCGACGTCCGCAGGGTGCTCATCGGGATGACGGTCGCGCGCGGCCGGACGACGGCCTCATCGAGCGCCACCTCCATGAGCTGCGTGCGGAACTCCTCCGGGATCAGGAAGCCGCCGAGCGAAGGGTCGGTCGAACTCATCGCGTCCCGGATCTCCTTGCGGAGACCGGATGTCTCGGGATCGCGCGGGTCACCGGTGACGATGTCGATGAAGCCCATCAGCGAGCCGAACTTGCCGTTCAGCTTGGTGCCGGGGGTGTGCTTCATGTAGGCGTTGCCGGTCTGGCGCGCCGCGCGCGCGTCGGCACCGGTCGCAGGCCGCATGTCCGGGCGCCGCATGTCCGCGAAGTTTTCCTTCGCGAACGACGCCCAGGTGCGCTCGATCTGCTCCGAGATCTGCCGCTCGACGTCCCGGTCCACCTTGTTGACCTTGTTGGCGTACGCGGTCATCAGCTTCGGCCAGAGGGTCCTGTCCTCGGCGTTGAGAACCTCGCTGATCACCTTACGGTCGGCGATCATCTCCGCGAGCTCTTCCGAACTCTGCGGAATTACCGGTGCGGTCATGCCTGCCCCTTTCCAGAGCGGATGCGCTCGGCCAGGAAGGCGAGCATGTCTTGCGCCTTGTCCTCGGACGAGGAGTCCTCGATCAGATAGTGCTGCACTACGGCGGGCACTGTTTCACGTGAAACATCGGGAGCCGGGGCTTGCGCGCGCCCGGCGTAGTTGAACACCGCGACGGACAGGCGATTCGATTCGGACATGACGGAATCGTCCTTCTCGTCGGGCTCATCCGGATCGGTCATCTCATCGGCGAGACCGGCTTTCAGCGCCTCTTCGCCCGTGTACCACGTCTCGGTGTTCTCCATGCGAGCAAACCACTCGGACTGTGTCCCGCCCGCCTGCAACGCGTACATGTCCGCGATGTTCATGGACAATTTGTCCAGAAGATCGGCTTGCGCGCGATGAGTAGTGGCGTTACCCCAGGTCATGCCGGACGCGTCGTGCAGCATCCACATGGCGTTGCGCGCCGTCTTGATCGTGTCGCCCGCCATCATGATGTAGCTGGCCGCGGACGCTGCGATACCGGTGTTGAAGGTGGTGACGTGCGCCTTGGACATGGCGAGCGCCGTGTGGATGGCGATGCCGTCGAACACGTCCCCGCCCGGCGAGTTCACATACACCGTGATCTTCGGTGTGGTGATGGCGTTGAGCTGATCCACCATGCTCTGCGCCGTGGTCCCCCAGAAGCCGATCTCGTCGAAGATGTGGATCGACGCCTCATCGGCGGACACGTTCTTGATCGAGAACCAGTCCTGGCCGGGCTTAAGCGCACGCGCTACGGGCTTTTGTTTCGCCATGAACGCTGCACGCTCGGTGAGCAGCGCACGGAAGTTATTGAGCAGGCGAGTATCGGTCATGCCCTGATCACTCCGCTCCGCACCGCGACGCTTGACCACTTTCCCACGGCACGCATTGCCGTACTTCGCGCCGACGCAATCCTTGTAGCCGACCCCTCCGGGGTAGTCCGCGTAGGCGTCTTCCCGGTTCCGGTACAGGGTTCCGTCGATGGCGTTACAGGGGCCGCACTCGTTTCCGTCTTCATGCTCCACCGCTTCCCAGCGCTTCGCCATCAGGTGCCCCGGGGTCTTGAGTCGAATCTACGTTCGGATCTTGCGGCGCGCCGTGCACCTGCACGATAGATGGCGGCGCCGGTTTTTCGTAGGGGATCTCCGGCATATCCAGCCATTGCAGCGTCTCGGCGGCATCGAAACCGGCGCCCGCCATCGCCACTGCGGCATCGCTGCGCGCCTTGACCGCCGCGTTCTCGGCATCGCTGTTCTCGGAGACGGGCGAGTCGTAGTCCCACTCCAGCCCCTGGCCGGTCGAGCCGTACAGCGGCAGGAGCTGGAAGTTCAGCCAGTCCCGCCAGCGGTCGAGCCGCTCGGAGATCAGCCACTTGGAGAAGACGTATTCGGCCGCTTCGGCGTTGGCCCGATTGACGTCCGAGGTGATACCGAGCATCGGCTTGGGGAAGCCGAACGCCTCCAGGATGGTGTCCCGCTTGACCTCACGCGCCTCGACGAATTGCATGTCCCGCTGTGTGTAGGAGCGGTCCACCCACTTCATCCCGTTTTCCAGGATGGCGACACGGTGGGATTTGCTTACGCCCTGGTGAGTGGCTGCCCACCGGTCCCGGAGCTGATCGAAACTGGCATCGCTGAGTGCGCTCGGCACTTCGATGATGCCACCCGGTTCGGCGCTGTTCTCGAAGAATGCCAGATCCCAGTCCTCGTGCGCCTTGGCCGACTGCGCCGTTGCCATGATCGATTGCACGGGGCCGAGGCCGCGGTACGGGTTGCGCGGATTCGGCATGAGAATCGGCAGGCACTCGGTGATCTCCAGCGGGATCTCGTCGCCGTCGACACTCGTGTAGATATAGCCTGCGAGGAATTCGTACGGATCCGGCACGGGCTGAATGCGGTCCGGGCGCATCGGCCAAAGCTCGATCGGGATCTTCTTGCCGGAAAGCCCGATCGAGCTGGTGAGGATGTCGGACTCGCCGGTCAGATCAATGTGCTGCTGCGCCGTCTCCAGAAACCGGCGCCGCGGCATGAACTTGTTCGGCATGTTCCACAAGTCGGCGCACGCGTGACTGGTGACCTCCACGCGGTCCTCGTCGAGTCCGCTCTTGGCCGTCTTGTACAGGTGCCAATCGGCTTTGGCGGTAGCGACGGCCAAGGAGTGCACGATCCCGAAGATCGTGCCCACCGTCTCGTAGGTGGACAGCATGCCTTCGTCAGTGACACGACGCCGCGCCAGCCACGAATACCGGGATGCGGTGCGCGAGACGATCGGCACGGGCAGGCTATTGCGCACGAGCGCGCCGCGGAGACTCATGGCCTGCGCACTGCCTGGACGTCGGTGAGGTAGGCAAGCGCGACGGCGAGCACGCCCGAGGTGATCAGGCCCGCGCCGGTGGAGTAGTAGAAGACGCCTCCAGCGATGGCCGTGAAACCGGCCAGCACGAGCAGGATGGTGCGGATTGCGGCGAGCTTGCTCCAGTCCAACCCTCACCCCTTGTTTTGGTGAGAGGGGATCGTCTGCTCATGGGCTGGAAGAGTCCGCGCAGACGATCAACCTCTCGCCGGGCACTGTACAGCACAAACGCCCGATACCGAAGTACCGGGCGTTTGCGGACCGAGCAAGGGCCGAGCCGAGTCTACTTCTTGCGCGTCCCATCCCGGTTGGCGCCGTTACCGAGCCCGCGTCCTCCGGCGTGCTTCACCGAATCTGCCTTAGGCTCAGGCTGAAGATCCGGCCGGTCCACCATGACCGTGTCGAGGGGGATCTCACCGGACCGGATCCGATCGGAGATCTTTCCACGCAGTGCCATCATCATCACTTTCCTTTCAGCTTCTTGTCGAGCTTCGGCTTGTCCGCGATGTCCTTCCGGCGCGTACGGCCGTCACCGGTGTACGGCTGGGAGGGGGAAAGCCAGCGATCGCTTTTCCTTCCGTCTCCGAGGAACCGCTGACGTTTCGGCTCCTCCGTCATTTCTTCTTCCGGCTGAGCAGCCGGGCGATCGGTCCTTCGGTGAACGAATGCACGTCGTATTCAGGATCGATTCCGCGCATTCCGCGGACGGGGTGTTTCTTCTGCTCGACGATCTTCGGCTTACCTTTGCTGTCCACCACGTGGACATAGCTTTTCTTTGCCATGCTGCCCCCTACTAGACGTGGTATCCGCCGCTACCGCCACACGACGTGCAGACCTTTCGAACTACACGTGTCTGAGTTTTTCCCTTTCCGTCCGTGTATATCTCCGTAACGGTCGTAGCACCCGAGCCGCCGCACGACGTGCACGGCACGAATCCTGTGCCTTTCTTCGCCATCTCATCCCCTCATATCTAAAATCTCCCCAGCAACTCGATGCGCTGAGCATGTGGCCACTTGGTGAACGCCACGACGTCGCGACGTCGCTCTGCCAGGTTCACGCAGAGCGCGTGCGCGGGAGCATTGCAACGCGGGCAGGCGTTATTCAGGGCCTTGATCCTGACGGTCTCCTCCGGAGATTCAGCCGGAACTACGGCTAGCGCCCACGGCGAACGACTGACCGTAGCGCTGAGTAGCGCATGCGGTCCGCATTCGCGGTTCGCGTCGTGACGCTCTAAATCAGCTAGGCACCTGAGATAAACGCTGCGCTGAGTGAGTTGATGCCGATCTATCGCGCCGTTCGCGCAGCGCAACGCATACACCGTGTATGAATATTCGCCTGCTTCCATGCACTCAGTCTACATTGCTACTGAGCAAGATCACAAGTAGCGCACCCGGTAGGTCGAGTGCAGATCCTGATCGGCTACCACGTAGCGTGCAGCGTCCATCGCGTGATCGTTCACCTTCAGCGGCCGGTCCTTGCTCGGCTTGCCGTCCGGCGCGGGCTCCCAGGTGTAGCCGGGAATCTCGCCGACGAAGCCCAGCGGCAGGCCACGATCGGCCAGAGGGGCATCCCGGTCCGTCAGGGCGTCCCGGCAGATCTCCATCCGGGCGCGCCCGTCAGGCTGGACCTCCAGGCGCTGCATCATGGCCTGAATGCCATCGGACACCGTCTTGACCGCGGCAGTGGTGCCCATGTCAAGTTCGCGTTCCAGCGTGGCGCGGTCCTCAGCATCGTGATCGCAGATGATCTTCAGCGGGCGCGGGTAGATCCAATACGACTTGCCCGGATCGATCTTCCCGTCCGGCAGGTATGCCCGGTCTGCGTTGGCCGTGACCACCTTCAAGATCTCCTGCGCATGATCCGCCACGATGCGCCCGGACCGGTAGATCTCCTTCTCCAAGATCAACCGGCCGTCGGGATCGATCACCCACTGCTGCCAGACAAACGGATTCGTGTACCCGAAGTCGATCGCCCACACGCGCGTCCAGTCGAAGTGGAAGCGTTTGCGATCGATGAGATGAACCGCAGGATTCCAGTTCTCGTAGATGACGCCCTCGGCCGCGGCCCAGATACCGCCGTACAGCCGATGGCGCCGCACGCCGGTCAGCTTGCTCAGCGTGTCGAGATACTCGGCGCCCTTGACGGTGGGCTGACCGGCGTCATCGAAGAGCTTCGGGTTATCGGTGTGCAGCGCGTACAGCATGGTGGTCTGACCGTCGTCGCAGCGCTTCTTCAGCCAGTGGTCCGGCCCCTCCGGGTTGCAGTCCGCGAGAAGCTGCTGAAACGACACGACACCGTTACGCAGACGCGTTGTGCATTTCTCCCAGTCGTCCGGCGTGAACTCGGTGGCCTCCTGGACATAGATCAGGTCGTACTCGCTGGACATGATCTTCGTCGGGTTGTCCATGCCACCCACCGACACCGTGCTGCCGTTGGCGTAGATGTAGCCGGGCGGCTTCTCCCCGCTGCCGCCGAACCAGCGCACGAGCCCGGAAGCGAGCGCTTCGGGCAAGATGTGGTCCCGGAAAGTGGCCAGCCCGGTAGCGGTGAGCGAGACGTGTGTCTTGCGCACGAGCAGCGCCTTCATGCCAGCGGTGCGATGCTCGTGCTCGACCGTGCAGCCCTTGGGGCACTGGCCATTCTGAAGCGCCATCAGGTGGACTTTCCAGAGGCACGCGAAGCTCTTGCCCGTGCCCGCAGGACCGGCGATCAGCAACTCTTTGGCGCGATTCGTCAAGACTTGATGAGCCGCGCCCCGAAGCCGGAGTTGCTTGATCGCATGGGTCATGTGTTGAGACTAGCTACGCGCCATAAAACGTGCTGATGTCAACTGAGCGCATCAAGATCAACGGATGCCACCTCGTACCGCACCGAGCCGCTGACCTCGGTCTTGCTGGCCGCGTCCAGGCCGTAGAGCTTGCGGATCTCGACGTCCGATTTGCGCGCGGCTTCGAATGCTTGAAGTCTCAGCGAATAGTCCCGGACGTGCTGACCGGTCTTCGGATCGACCACGAGATCGCCATCCTTGCCCGCGGTAACCGGCGCGCCGTCCATCTCGGCCAGATCGAGCGCCCTGCGCTGAATAGCGAGATGCATTTCGAGACTCTCTCGGCGAATGGCATCCAGATCGACCGGCGGAAGTTTGGCACGCGCGGCCTTGAGATGATACGAGACATTCTGCTGCGTCATATCGAGACGCTCGGCAATCGCCGTTTGGCTCAGCCGGTTGACCACCGTAAGCCGGTAGATCTCGGCTTCTACTTCGCTGAGCCCTTCAGCATGACCTGAAGACGCCATGCCCCCGACCTTCGCTCACTAAATGATCATGGAACCGTCACTCTACCATGTGTGCACATGCACATCATAGCATTGCACGAAAGTTTGCCCTTTCGGGCAACTCCTCCGCTCAGAACACCCGGCGCCGCCCGGCTGTGCGCCGCGCCGCGGCCTTGGCTTCAGTAACACTCGCTCGCGTCCGGCCGTGCGTCCGCGTATCCCGGGCCATCTTGACCAGGTAGGCCCGGCCCTCTTCGAGGGGGAGATACTTGCCGAACTTCGCGATCTGCTTCGGGCTGACGCTGCGGACCGCGTCCAGGCTCCGGGTTGCGTTCTGAACCTCGGTCTTGGCGTTCCGCTTCATCGTCATACCAGTAGTCTACATGGCTTCAGTCCACTTCACAACTGAAGAGTACCACTGAAGTGCACCATCTGAGCTATGACACGTTTCAACATTCTCCTCTCAGGACATCCCCTCCCGTGGCTTCGCGGCAGGCTTCGGCTTGTCGGCGCGCAGCTTCGCCGCGTTCTCGGCGATACTCTTCAGGTCGCGCACCCATCGATTCATGGGCACACCGTCCGTCTCGGCGCACATCATCAGATAGGCCTTGAGTTCGATGATCCCGCATCCACTGAACGGCGGCAGGTCCGGCCCCCAGATCATCACGCTCGACCATGTCCACACCGCTCCGGCCATCGCCGGGCGGGAGTAGACCGCATACGCCTGCCGGTCGGTCATCGGATGCGCGCCGAACCGCAGGCCGATCAGCTCCTTCAGCGCACCCGGTCTGCCTGTAGTGACGTGCGGCATGCATCCCCGGGAGTACTGCGTGCGGACCTCCCAGGAGTGCTCGCGAGCGAACCCGGCCAGCTTCAGCACGGGCATCGGTGCCTGAATCCGGTCGCGCAGAGGTACCCGGGAAGTGCTCCGCGGCTCCGGGAAAGGCTCACGCGTGATATAGAACGGATCCCATGCGTCACTGGCCGGACCCGACTCCGGGACATAGCTGTATTTCATACTGCCTCACTCACCCATACATCGATTCCTGGCAATTGATCCGGCCGAGTCCATTTCTTGGATGTGGTGATCGATACGACGAGCGAATCGTCAGCGATCAATCGAGCATCCTTCATGGCGTCCAGCAGATTGCGCAGAAGTTTGTCGAGATCACCGTTCGCATTCACACCTGCATTCACGACTGGCCAGCCGAGGTGGCGCGCTGAAGGCCCCTCGCGCTCGAACCAGAACTGAGCCGAAACCATGATCGGCACGGTTATCGGCACATGCCCGATTTGCAGCGTTTCCGGATATTTGGTCTGAATAGCAACCTTGATCCGCTTGCGCCATGGTGCCGAGTGCGCATGATCCTCGGCCAGGATCGGGCGCCGCCCGCGCGGAGTGATCACCTTGAGTGATCCCTTCGTGCGCGGGCGCCCGTGGACCTCGAAGTCGGCCAGGGTCATGCGAAGGCGGCTTCCTCGCGCGCCAGCACGAGCCGCTCGCGAGCGATCGTGCCCTTGCGGGTCAGGCCGTCACCGGCGCCGACGAGGCCCTGGTCGAAAAGCTCGGTAATCACTACCGCGTCCGCCGTCACCACCGTACCCTGCCGGTTGCACTTCGCGGCGATCAGGGCGGACTCTGCGGCTTCGCTCAACTTGTTCATGCGATCAGTCTACGCGTGCTCAGTTCAGATGTCAACTGATTGAGCTTGGCATCCTGTTCTGACCCGTCCGAGGATTCGAACAGGATGCCCCGCGCGCCCTCTGTGCTGGCCGTAGAGCGCCGGACGTGGCCGGTTGGTACCTCAGGTCACCCTAGTACGGTCCGGGCTTGCTGAGAGCCGATACCGGCGCGCGCCCTGAAGCGGCCAGAGGGGGGCGCAGGGCCTCCCGGGTGTCCCGGTGCACCGTCTCAGCCGTTTCGGCGCTCTGCGCGTCTCTCAAGGCCATTTCCAGTCGCATCCGGAGCGAACGCGCCCGGTCCAGGATCGCCTCATCGGCCAGCAGGAGCTCTCCGGCGCGCCGCTCGACGTCCGCAGCCTCGGTCAGCATGCTCGCCAGCCGCTGAACCCGGGCGTACGCCGGAAGCGTCTTGGTCAGGAACTCGCGCGGGTCTCGCGAGTCGCCGGGGGGCGGCAACTCCGGCTTCCCGGCGTTCAGTTCCGCCGCGCGCCCGGCGGCCAGCAGGAGCCGGTCCGGTCCTTCGAAGATCTCTGCGATCCGATCCGGCTTCCGCATGCTGCTGCCCGGCCAGAAGACCGGGCTGGTGTCCGTGACGCGGACGAAGTCCTCCTCGATCTCGATCACGTACCGGTCGGTGGTCTCGGTGGTTTCGTCTGCATCGTTCATCTCGCCTGGTTCGCTCATGGATCGAGTCTCTCATCGGCCAGTGGATAAGTCAACTGAGAAGTAGAGGTTTCAAGGGGAAAGATGATCTTGCCGTGGGTTGCACCCCTCCCTCCTAGAGGAGGGGAGGGAGGGGTTGCACGATACCCATCGATGGGTTGCAGAGGGGGTTGCACTAGGGTTGCAAAGGGTTGCACCGCAGCTCAGGAGGGGTTGCACTAGGGTTGCACTCCTACACGCAGGGGGGTATTCAGGGGGTATGCACAGGGGGGTTGCACTACCTTGTCGCGTGACAATAGTGCAACCCCCCTGTGCGTCCGGGGCAAACTAGGACAATTACCCGCCCGCCGTCTCGTGCAGGATCCCCAGCGGATACACGTTGATTGCCCCGAAAGTCGCGTCCTGCACCTTGCGTGGAGCACCGCCCCTCTGCTTCATGAGCCCGGTCGCACGCAACCCGTGCTTCTGGCAGCTCACCCGGTCGGTCGGCAGACCGTTCAGCTTCGCGTACGCCAGCGTGGTGAACTCGTCGTACTCGCCTGCCGACGCACTCACCTTCGCGGCAAGCTCGCGCTGACCGCTCTCCAGGCTGGCGATACGCTGGCGATGCTCCCTGATATGACCGATAGCCTTGACCATCAGATCGAGGTCGTCCTCCGGCTCGACCGGCATGATCGAGTACGAGCCAGTACGCCGCAGGGCAGGGAGTACCTCAGAAGTGATCCAGCGCCGGAAGCGCTTGGCGTCCGGCTTGTTCGATCTGATGATCAACTCATACAGCCCCGACTCGTTGGTGATGCGAGTCCGCTGCTCACGACCCATCGAGTCGATGAGTCCAATCGCGCTGAGGTCATCGGAGTCAAGCCGATCGCCGACCATGCTCGGGTTGATGATGCCCAGCACCTTGCACACATCCACGATGGCGAACCAGGGCTGTCCCTCGATCATGGTCCAGCGCAGGCCGTGACCCTCGAAATTGAAGGGGGTAATATCGGACATGGTTGTTCCACCTCTCGATAAAAGGGCACCGCTCGGACAGGAGCGGTGCCCTTTCCGTATCACATGACCTAAGTATAGTTAGTACTAGCTAGCTACTCATCAGCGTCAAGTGCCGTCACCGTGAATCGCTCCCCACCGACGTTGACCACCGAATCCCGTTGCAACGCCCGGTTCCATGCCGACGTCCACGTCGACTTCTTGAGACGCTCGGACACACCCCCGTAGAAACGCTCGACGATCACAGCCCGTGCCTCGCTCTTGGTCACGCCCCGGTCCAGCCCATGATCGCTCAGCGCCCTGAGCACCATGTCCGTGACGCTCGGGCTGTCCTTCTCCCACGCCTCCTGCGCGAGCGCGTCCCCGCGGCCTGCACGCTTGCGGAACTCTCCGGAGATCAGCGCGAGCGAGGATACCACCTCCCCGTCGTCGTCCTTGTCCACATCGTGCACTGCGAAGCGCAGCCCGATGTCGTCCATGATCGCCATGTCCTTCTGTTTCTCGCCGGACAGCACCCCGTCGAGTGATCCTCTGGCCGAGGAGACCTTCAGCTCCGTGTGCTGCGCGCCGTCGATCGCGCTCGACCCCCGCGCGTCCCCGCCCTTGCGCCCGGTGTGATGCACGGTCAGCACGCACGCCCCGGTCGCCTCCCGGATCGAACGCACCGCTTCCACGTAGATGCCCATCTCTTTGGCCGAGTTCTCCTCCAGCCCGACCGTCACGCGCGCCTGCGTGTCGATCACCACGAGCACGGGTGCCAGCCGTCTGCACGCCTCTCGCAGCACCGCCCAGGCCTTCGCGTCCGCGGCCTGCACTGGCCGGGTGAGGATGTCGATCCGGTCGCTCATCGCCGCCCCCCCGTGTTCCTTCTCCCACGCCTTCAGCCGCGGCCCCAGCCCTCCGCCACCCTCCGCCACGATCATCACGACCCCCCCCTGCCGCACCTTCAGCCCCTGCCAGGACAACCCCGCGGCCACATGAGCTGCCATGTCGGCCGCCACGAAGCTCTTCTTACTGCCGGGCTCGCCGATGATCCAGGACTCCGAGTCCATGTTCAGCAGGCCTTTGATCAGATACTTCGGCGGGGCCTGCGCGATGATCCCGGCAGGCTTGCGCATCTCCGCCAGCAGCGCGGCTACCGCATCCGGCGCAGGCTCCGCAGCCGTCACCTCCGTCACGGACGGCCGGAGTACGGCCTTCCAGTCGTCCAGTGCAGGCCGGGTGCCGTCGAGCACTGCCCGGAACTTCTCCGCCGCCCAGCTACTGGCCGGATGCGCCGGATCGTAGGCGGTAGCACTCAGCGCGATGCTCAGCACGGAGAAGGCGAACTCCGCAGTCCACACCTCCGGCACGAAGTGCGCCAATGCCACCGCAGCCCGGTTGGCGCTCTCCTCTATCTGGCCGATCGGAGCCTTCTGGAGTGCTTCCAGATGAGGCTCACAGAACTCCCTCGCCTGATCGGTGGTGAATTCCCGCACGCCGGTCCGCGAGGCCTGCGCGAAGAGCGAGTCGGCAGGGGTTGCACCGGGTTGCATGGGGTTGCGCCGCAGCTCAGGAGGGGTTGCACGGGCCGCATGCACCCGGGCAATCACGCCGTCCAGGGTGTCATCCGCGCCGGGTGCGAACTCCTTCAGGTATCCCAGATCGGGAGCCTGCTCCCAGGTATACGCCCGGAGTTCGCCGAGCGTCTCCGGTGCCTTGCTAGGGCGCACGGTGGGCGCGATGTAGACGAATCCCCGCCCGAATCCCTCCGCGTTGCCGGACTGGAGATCGACTCCCGGCATGAACCCTGTCGACTTGCGTTCCCCGGTGAGACTGATCATCAGGTGCGTCCCGCCGGACGGCGTGCTCTGCACGCCGAACACCCGGGGCACCTGCCCCTGGATCTCCAGCTCTTTCAGCGACTGGTCTCCGCCGTTGCGCGGATCGAAGTCCAGGAAGTCCGCCACGTGGCCGCCGACGGCCCCGAGCGCCCACCCTGGCCGCCACCGTTCCAGCCACGTGCGCGAGGGGACCGTCTTCTCCCACTCTTTCGGCAGGTAGTACGTCCCGGGCCGGTCCGGGTTGGGTGCAGCCGCGAACACCGGGATACCGGCGTCGATCATCTCTCCGGCGATCTTGAGGGCTTCGGTCTCCTCCGGAGTCCAGCCGCGTCCGGTTACATCCATCTGCTATCCTTTTCGCTGGGTTGAACAGGGTCGTCTCCTGGGCAGAGACTTCACGAGGACCGGAGCATCACGCTCCGGTCCTCGTCTCGTTCGTGCGGGGCAGCTTACGTCAGCGGATGACGCCGGGGAACTGCATGCGCGGCGCGCCGTCCTCCTGGAGCAGGTCGGCCAGCCGGATCCGCGGCTTGGTGGTGAACATGGCATGCACTGCGGCACTGTAGTCCACGCCCATCGCCTCCAGCGCCTCGCGGAGCTGGCTGAGCTGGCCGGAGTGCGAGTTCTCCAGCATGGGCAGCGCCGCTTCGATCAGCCAGCGCGACACGTCCGCCTGACTCTCGTCCCGCAGCAGCGCGAGCGCCTCCAGCCGCGTCTTGAGATGCGGAGCGATCAGCAACTGTGTCTGCTCCTTGTAGACCGGGGGCATCTGCCCACCTCCCTCATCGCCCGGTGTCTCCGGATCATGCTCCCATCATGCCCGCAACCTGGTTGCGAAGTCAACTGAGCATGTGCTACGGTACCCCTCGTCAGTACGACTTCCGACTGAGGAGCGTGTCATCATGCCTATCTCCTATACGCGGGTCACCGTGACCCCTGTACTCGAATATCAAGCAGGAGCAGGCACACAGGAGCGGGCACATCAGTTCTTCGATCAGTACATCTCCGGCGCAAACCTGCCGGATCGCTCCGCTGTGCTGACCTTGCGTAACCGGATGGCGCGCATCCGTCTCGACCGGATCAGCCGTCCAGAACAACTCGCTCTGTTCATCCGGGCATGGAACGCGTTCCGGGAAGGCAAGCCGCTTAGTCAGATCATCATCGCCAAGGGCGATCTGACCAATCTCAATTTTCCGCAACCGAAGTAGAGGAGATTCCGATGACCACCGAGACCAGCCCTTCATTCCTTACACCGGAGCAGCGCGCCGCCGTCCGTGCGGCCCTGACCTCTTCCGGGCTCACGCTGATCACCGGGCGGGGAAGTGCAAAGATTCCCGGCTCCGGCGAGGCATGCACAATCTCCGAGATCCTGCTCACGCTGACCGGCAAGCTGGACGACGGCCCGCATCCGTGTATCTGCGAAGTGATTCGCTGCTGGGTAATCCGGATTCAGGACGCCATGCCGGACAAGATCCGCAATTCCATGGCCTGGCGGGAAGCCGCGGCCGGTATCGCCGGATCCGCAGCCGGGCCGGAAGTTACTCGCCGCCGGGTAGATTTCCTGCTGAACTGGATGTGGGGGGCGCTGAGCGATGAAGCGGTGCTTGCCTCGATTCCCGGCTCCGCACAACCCGCCTGGGAGCGGATGCTGACGGAGCGAACATCCGCCACAGCCCATGTCGCGGCCGATGCAGCAACCCGTGCAGCCGATGCAGCAACCCGTGCAGCCGATGCAGCAACCCGTGCAGCCGATGCCATAACCTATGCAGCCTTGGCTGCAGATTCCGTATCCAATGCCGCCTATTGGCGTCGGCGCGACCTGCCGGGCACTCTGGCCGCACTCATCGCCATCACTGAAGAGAGCTGAGCCATGAAGATCAGCAGGGGTGACATCGTCATCACCGAGATTCCCGGCATCCGGTCGATCGTCGTTACTTCCGGGGATGACACACGTATCCTCATCAAGCCGGACGGCGCAACGATCGCGCAAACGTGGGAGCTGGATGAGCTGACCGCTTTCCGGGACGCGCTGAGCGTCGCCATCGACGCGGCAACTGCTTTCAAGCAGGGCACCGGAGAGACTAAGCCGATCCCTATTCCTGCACGATGTGCGCGCGTATTCGGCAGGGGCGATGACATTCCATCCGATATTCTCCAGATCAAGGATGCCGACGGATATGTGTGGACGCGGAGGCCGGAGCGCTGGGATTCTCCCGAGTTCGAATCCCATGACGGGATGTCGATCTGGTACATCCTTGACAGCCTCGGTCCGGTCACCGAGGTCCTGCCATGACCCCCGAGGAGAAGGCCGTCGTCGATGCGGCGCTCGCCTGGCGGACCGCCATACTGGCCGACCCATTGCCTGGCAGTGGAAACCTGCCCGCTTCCGTCGTCGACGTCTTGGTCATGCTCGGAGCCGCCACCTACCGGCTGAGCAGCGCTCGCCAGCCCGTGCGTACAGCACAACTGACTGCGGAATTCTCCCCGGAATCAGGCGCGTGCTCCTGCGATCCGGCCGCCTTCGGAAACTGCGCCTCGGAGGGATGCCGCGGCGGATTGGACTACGTACCTCCCGCCTGGGAATCCGCGGTCCTGCTCTATTGCCTGGCCGGGGACCGGATCCGGATCGGTACCGAGGAGACGGACGTGCTCCGCTCCGGCTCGGGGGTGTGGTACGTGAACACGGAGAACTACTGGCATCCGACGCCATGGAGGCACACGGAGGTCCGGCTCGATCTGGCCGCGAACCCCGGATTCCTGGAGTACCCGCCGAACACCCCGTGCGAGATCTGGTGCACGCCGGAGCGGCGCGCCGTGCTCGCCCTTCAGCAGGACTTCCCAGGCGTGACGGAGGTCAAGCGGCGATGACCGTCATTCACCACCCGATGATCAATGTTCAGGACATGGTCACGAGCGCCTGCCCTGAGCAGTGGAAAGGCTTGCTCACCGATGGCCAATGGTTCTACTTCCGGATGCGCTTCGGGCGGGCGAGCCTCGCTCTCGGCGTGTTCTATGAGCAGACCATGGGCCGGATGGATCACGAGGTGGACGTCTGCAACGAGTTCGATCCGATGCGCGGCTACTTCGAGAGCGATCAGGAGCGGGACGAGACGTTCGCCCGCCTTCTTGACAGGGCACTCAGTAGTGAAGTAGACTGACCAGCATGGAGAGCTTCAGTAACGAACGTCCCCTGCTCGGCGAGATCAAGGCAGGGGACGAGGTCATCATCTTGCGATCCCGTTTGCGGGGCGCAGAGAGGGAGCCAGTCACCGCGCATGTGGTCAAGGCTTCTCGCGTGTGGGTCGAGCTGAGTGGTAACGGGACCTCTTGGCGTATGCGGCGTGACGCGCAGGACGAGGGAAACGAAGACTATCCAAGCAGCAACAACCGTTTCGTCACTCCAGAGCAACACGCCTGGGAGCAGAAACTTCAAAAGGCTAATGCCGTGCTGAAGGCGGCCGGTATCACCATCGGATATCGCTCCCCACTAAAAGCCCCGGCGGCGCGCGTGTGGCTGGCGGAGCTGACCACACGGCAAGTTCAGGGACTAGAGGCGAAGTGTCCAGCGTGCGGCGTGACGGGCGGGATGCCGCACGATTGCGAGACGGCGGGACGGATCTCATGAACCGGCACTCGGCGATCCTGCCATTGCGTGACTATCAGCTAGAGGCCATCGCCGATCTGCATCGGCGCTGGGACGGAGGTGACACGCGAGTCCCGATGATGCTCGCGACCGGGCTCGGCAAGACGGTAATCTTCGCGCACCTGATCGCTCAATGGGTGCAGAGCAACGTCAGCAAGCGCGTGCTCGTGCTCGTGCACACCGACGAACTCGTGCAGCAGGCGTACAAGAAGATCAAGGACGTCGCGCCCGCACTGCATGCAGGCATCGTCAAGGCGGAGCGCAACGAGATCACGGCCAGGGTGATCGTGGCCTCGGTCCAATCGTTGCGCTCCGCCAAGCGCCGCAACCAGATTCGCAACGTGGGACTTCTCATATGTGATGAAGCGCATCATGCCGTGGCGAAAACGTACAAAGACATCTTCACGCATTTCGGGGCATTCCCCGCCGACTGCTCGGAGTGTCGCGGAACCGGCGCGGGCGGCGCGGACACCTGCGGGAAGTGCTGGGACTGCCGGGGAACCGGCTTGTACAACGGCGGAGAGACCGCCGTCAAGGTCGCCGGTTTCACGGCGACCCTCGCCCGCGGGGACCGGCAGAAGCTCTCCGACGTCTGGCAGGAGTGCACGTTCCAGCGCGGCATTGCGTTCGGCATCCGCCGCGGCTACCTGCTCGACGTCCGCGGCAAGCGCATCGTGGTGCCGGATCTCGACCTGAGCGCCGTCAAGAAGAGTGGAGGAGATTATCAAGATGCAGCTCTCGGCGATGCTCTGGATAAGGCGCTCGCGCCTAGCGTCATCGCTAACGCCTACCTTGAGCACGCGTCCGATCGTAAGGGACTCACTTTCTGGCCGCTGGTCGAGACGGCCCGTCATGGCGCGGAAGCGTTCAACGAGGCTGGCATTCCTTCGGCAGTAGTGCATGGTGGCACGCCTCGTGAGGAGCGTCGGCTCATTCTCAAGAAGTTGCACGCCGGAGAGATTCAGGTAGTGCACAACTGCGGAGTCCTGACGGAAGGATTCGATGAACCTACGGTTTCGTGTGTCGTCAACGCCCGCCCGACTCAGTCCGCTCCTCTCTATCAGCAAATGGTCGGTCGCGGGCTCCGCCCGGACCTTTCGCTTCCATCGGATGCGCGTGGGGACTGTCTCGTTCTGGACGTCGTTGGAGTCTCGCGCACGCACAATCTCCGGACACTGATCGATCTCTCCAGTCGGCCGGATGTGGAGGAGATCGACGATGACGATCTCTCCCTGCTGGAGATGGAAGACGCCATCGAGGCCATGGAGGAAGCGGAGGGCGGACAGCTTCAGCAGGAGCAGTACTACGGCGCGGTGGCTGCGGAAGACTTCGATCCGCTCGCCCGGACCGGCGTCGGCGCGTGGCTGAAGACGAGCGGCGGGACCTACTTCCTGCCGGTCGGCAAGGAAGCCTACGTGCTGATCGTCGAGTCCGAGACACCGGGCGCGTACGACGTGGCGTGGCTGACTCAGTCCCCCGCAGGCTTCCTGTTCGCCGGATGCCCCGGGCAAGACACCTACGTCCTGCCCGGGCGCACATGCGGTTGCGGCGGCAATCATGCAGGCGCACAGGGGGATGTCACCGAACATCAGGGCCTGCCGCTGGACATGGCGTGCTCGTGGGCGGAGGAGGTCATGGAGGAACTCGGTGGTCCGGCCGCCCTCTCTCTGGCCGGGAAGAAGAAGTCCTGGCGGCGTGGTGAGGTCTCCGATGCGCAGAAGGCTACCGCGGCCAGAATGGGCATCGTGGTGACCGGGGAGATGACCAAGGGTGACGTATCGGATCTGATCTCGGTGCACATCGCGTCCCGCCGGATCGATCCGGTGGTCGCCTTCATGCAATCGATGAGAGGTGAGTCGTGACCACCGAATGGATTCATCGTCTAATTCGCAGTAATGGCCAAATTATCGACACCGTGCCTCGGACAAGTCATCCTAATCACTGCTTTGCTGGCATAACCCAGTACTTCGAACGGTTATCGGATCCTGGGACTGTCGTGATCCATCTCGTACGCGTCAATGGTGGCGAATGGAAAGAATTGGAGGAGAGATCATGAAGATCTGGTGCTTGTATTCGTCGCGAGCAGACCCATATAACGAATGGGAGCTGATCGAGTTGTTCAGCTCCGAGGAGCAGGCCCGGCAAGCGCGGGACATGCTGGTCGGTCAAGTCCGTCAAGTCAATTCACCTTTCCGGGCTGTCTGGGATGACGAAGACTTGCACGTAGCCCCGCTAGATCTCCGATGACTTCCGGTCACGGTCATCGCCGGGTACGCATTCCCGAGCCACTCCGGGGACTCGCCAAAGCGGCCAGGCGGCAGCGCTGGACGATCACCATGTCCGGCTCCGGTCACCTGCTCTGGCGATCCCCCGCCGGTACGACGATCACGACCAGTGGCACCCCTGGCGATTCCCGGGAGCTGCCCAACGTCCGGGCACGCCTGCGCAACGCCGGACTCAAGCTCAATCGATAGGAGGGAATTCCAGCATGACCATCGAAGTAACCGACGAGATGATCTACGCGTTTGCGGGAGAACCAGAGATCACCGCGACCGATGCGCACGCCATCGAAGTCGGCCTGAAATCCGTGCTCGCCATCATCGACCGTGACTACGTCACGCGCTGGGGTGAGGTTAAAATCTCCGTCCCTGCGGAATTGACGATTACCCCTAAACTCCTGAAGTATCTAAAGGATACGGCGGCGGATCAGGCGAAATACATGGGTGCAACGGTGGTAGACATCGACAACCCGAAAGTGGACTGGGTCGAATATTCTTTCATAAACATGAACCAGTACATCTGGAGGATCCGGCGTGACTGATCAACTGTTCATGCAGGCGAATGAGACCGCCGAGAAGGTCTTCGGCCGCACTTACCGCGGCCGGTACCACATGCCGCTCCTGCCGGGAGAACAGGGCACGAAATCGGGAGGAAACTACGTCCCGCGGGGGATCACCCGGGTGACCAACTTGGTCGGCGCCTTCGAGGACACCCGGGCGCTGAACGTATGGGAGCAGGGGATGGGGCTGATCGGGCTCGCGCTCTCGCCGGAGCTGTATGAGGAGCTTGTTCTTCTGGTGCATCAGGCGAGAGATGCGGGAGTGAACTTCGAGCTTCTACGCGATTACCCGGAGCTGAAGGAGGCGCTCGCGGGAGCGCCGCACGATCAGAAGAAGCAGGAACTCTCGCTCATCGGCCGGGCGAAGCAGGTCGCCAAAGCGGGCGCCGCCGCGCAGCGGGGCACCAACCGGCACACCGCCTGGGAGCACCGCGGCAAGACCGATCAGCTCATCGGCACGCCGGGCATTCAGGCGTGCGTGGTGGACGCGGAGGCCCTTCTGGCCGATGCCGGGCTGAAGCGCGTGCCCCGCCTGTCGGAGCGAATCGTCCGGAACACCATCGTTGGCGCCGTCGGCAAGTTCGACGATGTGCTGCGTGAGGAGAAGACTGGACGCCTGCTGATGGCCGATCTGAAGACGAAGGCGACCCCCTTCTACTCGTGGATGACCGTCGATGCTCAGCTCGCCACCTACGCGTGGGCGGAGTGGATGCTCACTGATCAGTGGTCACCGGATGGTGGCCAGAGCTACGAGCCGGGACCGGTGAACTACGTCGATCTGACGGAAGGCGTCATCCTGCACGTGCCGTCCGACGGTGCCCCGGCCAGACTGGAGCGCGCCGATTTGGTCAACGGGTGGGAGGCCGCGCAGCTCGCCGCTCGGATCATCAAGCTGCGCAGCTTCGGCAAGAGCACGGAGCGCGAGAGCAGGTCGGCGTGGGTGCGGGCATGAGGCAGGGCTGGGATCTCATGAAGCACATCGCCGAGCAGTACGTGGCGATCCTGCCGGAGGAACGCTTCATCTTCGAGTTCCGCATGTCGCGGCCGACCTGGGACGCTCTGTGCGACATGAGCAACCTGCACGGACGCGATCCGGTCTTCGATGACTCGTGCTTCGGCCTTCGCGTGAAGGTCTGGCCATGGGTGCCGGACGGGGACGTCTGGCGCGTCTCGAAGGAACTTCTCAAAGATCTTGGCGAATCCGGTTGACTTCAGGACTGAGGACGCGTAGAGTTCCTCTCGTAAGGCAGAGAGCGGAACGGAACCGGTAGCGCTGCCGGAACTGATTCGGTTTCAAGTGATTAGCGATTTTGGCTAGAGGGTGCAAGTCCCTCCCGGATCCCGTTCTCTGCCTGGTAAGCCCCCAAATGGCATGTTGCCGCACGCAAGGCGACGCGCCGGGTTCGATTCCCGGCAGGGGCACGGAATACTAATTCGGCGCCTAGTCAGCGCTTGAGTTCGGGCAACAGATCGTGTCTGCTGGGTCAGCCGAGCGGGACTCGCCTCTTGACCGGGGTTGAGCCGCGAGGGGCTGGAGGTTCGATTCCTCCCTCGATCGCGCACAGCAAGGGAAGCGAGGCACCGGGAACCGAACGGACCGTCAATGCAGATGAAGGCTGGCGGAGCACGCGGCGACCGGGCTGCATGGCTCATAATTTCGCGGGTCTCGCATGCTGGTAGGAGGTTAGGCCAGTGCATCACAACTGAATATGCCACCGTACCCGGTATGGGAAGCCGGAAGGCGTTAGGCCGGGTTCGACTCCCGGCGGTGGCGCGGTTCTGTGGTTCGCCATGAGGACAAGTGCTCCGATCATGAGCGGAGGGCCAACGGAAAGACTGCAATACCGCTAAGATCGGAGCGCCAGCTCTGATCTAGCCGGTGAGAAGCGGTACATTAACCGTCGATTGTCGGGACCTGTACCGCTTCTCACCACCAACCGAATACCTCTAGATACTTTCGAAGGGAACCACGCATGACCAGTGCATTTGCTGAGGCAGCGGCGGCAGTAGCCGCGGCCGGACCGCAGAGCAACGCTCCGCAGACCGATCAGCTCACCGGGAACAACGAGGGGTACGACCCCCTGTTCGGTGGCGAGAAACTCGTCTCGCTGTTCGACAAGACAATGGGTGTCGGCACGTCGCGGACCGGCGTCATCACCAAGGCGCCGGAAGACCGGCAGTCCCGCTTCTACAAGGCAGGCGGAGTCGGAGCCCTGAAGTTCTGGGGGGCTGACGGAAAGCCCACCGAGAAGACCACCGGACCGGACGGCAAGCCGCTCAGTCCGTGCATGGATACGGTGTTCGTGCTCCAGACGGACTACCGGCTCAGTCAGGCGGAGCTCCTGGACAAAGGCATCGACTCGGACGAAGGTCTCCGGGGCGTGTTCGCCTCCGGTGCGCAGCTCACGGCCATCAAGGCGGCCATCCGGGACGCGAAGTTGTCGAACCGGATCCAGCTCGTCGGCAAGCGCCTGACGCTCACCCGGACCGGCAAGACGATCAAGGGCGACTTCGAGGCGTGGCTCTGGTCCGCCACAATCGCTTGATCCGCTGAAAGCGCCCGCCCCGGTAAGAGGACTCTGCTCCTCTGGCTTAAGTGCGTAATCCGGGGCGGGTCACGGATCCTGACGTTGTGCTGACTTTGCCTCATGCCACAGAACTTTCCCGTGAGGCAAAGTCAGCAGAGCGGCAGAGTGCCGTGAAGAGAGGAACACATGAGCGGCGCTTATCTGCTGTCGGTCACCAACGCGGAGACCAAGGACTTCGTCACCTACGTGGCGGGGGATCTGGACATCATCGCCTACGCCGTCCGGAAGTTCCCGGCGGAGACCGTTGATGCCACCTTCTCGGCCACGTTCACCGAGACGCAGGGCATCAACGGCGACGACGTGCGCACCGTGCTGTCGATCACCGGTGACCTTGAAGTCGTCGAACTCCTGCTGAAGAAGAAGATCCGCTCGGAGCGTGTGCGGGTTGCCGCCTCGGCAGTGCCGAGCCTGATCGAGCCGTCGCAGGACTGACCGAGTCTCCGCCCCGGAATCTTGCCTTGCATGGCATGCCGTCTGGGGCGGTTCGTCATCGAGGGGATGAGATGAGCGATCGAGCGAAACATCTGCGAGTGCAGTGCGTGAACGATGAATGCGAGTCTTCGGCGGACACGATCATCCCGATCCCGATCATCGCGCCGGGAGTCGTTCAGTGGCCGCAAGGCTTGCGTTGCAAGACGTGCGGTTCTGGCCTCCTGTCCAGTCCGGTCAGGGTGCCAGAACCGTACGATCCGCTTCCCGGCTGGACGGAGGCGTGAGCGCCCTCGCCGACCTGCTGCCGGGGGACATCATGTTCGCCCGGCATGTCACGCCGTGGAGCGCGGACCTGCTGATCCTGGCCGGTCAGACGTTCCTCGGCCAGCCGGGCTACCCGCACCATGTCGGTGTGGTGGTGCAAGCAGCCAAGGACATGTACGGCACTCCCGGCGTCCTCCGCGCGGGTCCCCGGCTCATGCAGGCCATGCCGGGCGGCGCCGAGGATGTCGAGCTGACCGCGGACTACTGGACGAAGGATTACGCCTACCTCCGACCCGCATACGTCGCCGGTTACAACGGCATGGCGCTGCGAGTTGCCGCAGCGGCTGTGAGCTATCTCGGCACGCCGTATTCCTTCCTGGACTACGCGGCGCTGACCGCGCTCCGGCTTGGTATCGATCCGCTGTCGGTCCGGGAGTACGTGACCTCCAGCGAGCACATGATCTGCTCGCAACTGGCCGACCAGGCGCTCAGCGATGCCGGGTTCCACATGTTCACGGATGGCAGGCTTCCGCAGGACGTCACGCCATCGGCGCTGTACGGGCGCCTGCTGTCGCTGCCCGGTACTCAAGTCATCAAGCCCTAGGAGAATCCATGTTCAAGAAGATCACCTCGTTGCTCGCCGTCGCCCTTCTGGCCGTCGGACTGGATCAGGGATGCGAACCGGGGGCAGCGTTCGCGGACACGGCCTGCCCTTCCGGCTATATCTGCTGGTACGACAACGCGGACGGGACCGGCTTCCTGGCATGGGCATCGGTGACCGGGCATGCTCAGACCGTGTGCTACCAGCTCTCCACGGCCAGCAGGAACAAGGCCTCCTACATCATCAACAATTCGCTGAGCGACTGGTTCGTGTACGACGGGGGCTCGTGCGAGACCACGCCGGGACACATCTATCCGCTCAGCAGGGGCGCGATGAGTACGGCCTTCAACAACGACATCACCTCGTACTTCCGTTCCAACTGATCAACCGGCGCGGGTCCGGGGATCGCCGGGGAAGGCCGCGCCGGACGAGAAACAACCCTTCATGTCTTCGGACGCGGGGGGTTGTTTCTCGTTCAGTGGTGAAGTAAACTGAGGTTGAGCCGCCCGGAGCGGCCAGTGAGCACGCTAGTAACTGCTCCGGGCGGACATCGAACCTGAGGAGAAGAGGAGTCATGAGCACGGAGATCGATTACCGGCCCTATCCGGGGCTGGAGTCCCGCACCACGCTGTACGCGCACGATGAGCTTCGCTGGCCGACAGCGGCCAGGACGGACGAGACCTCCGAGAATCTCAAGATCCGGCGCTGGAGTCTGTGGCAGGATCGGGCCGCGCGCCTATTTTGCATGATCGGCGCCATTGGTAATGCCATGGTGGGTGTGCATTTCATGAACGTGACCGATCTCCCGGCCGCGGAACTGCCCTACGTGCATGCCCTGGCATCCGTTGCGATGATGGTCTCGGGAGGCGGTTTCACGGCGCTGGTATTCGCGCTGACCGAGAAGGCGCAATCACGATGACCATCTACTCACAGCCGGAGAAGTATGGACTCGCGACGATCGGCGAGATCGACTGGTCCGATGGTAATTACCAGTTCGACCTTACCGTCGTCTGGAAGCGTGAATCCGATGGCGCGTTCGTATACGGTGAGGGTGCCGGGTGTTCGTGCCCCGAACCGTTTGACGATTTCGGCATGAATGATCTGATCAAGCTGCGCAAGATCGGCGGCTTGGAGGACTTCAAGACGCATTGCTCCGATCGGCAGGCCGGAATCGACAGATGGTCATATCCGGAGGATCGCAGAGCCGAGACGGTCGCTCTGCTGGAGCGCATGTACGCGGAAGGTGCTCGATGATCGGCGCACGCGTGGTGCACATCGAACATTACAAATTCGGTCAGCCCCCTAGAGCGCATCATGTAATCAAGCTACCGCTCGATTTTGATGGCATGCATGTCGGCATGTGCCCTACCTGCTTCAGAACGGTCGTCCGCCGCGGGGGACGATGGTGGGAGAAGAGCGATGCATAAGCCGACTGAGATCGGGCCGATTCAGCAGCGGCTGATCGACCGGGGCAAGGCGAGCCGCGCGAATCTCATATGGGTGGGCGATTATCGGGAGATCCGGGCGGCGCGCAAACTGGTGAAGCGCGGAGTGTTCGTTCAGCACGGCGTCCTGCCGCTGTTCGCCCTGATCCCGTGTGCAGACGGAATGGAGGACTGAATGCCCGGACGCCTGCATTTTGGTCGCCTTTCCCTATACATCGAACCAAGAGACGTCTGGATTGGCATATATGTAGCGCCTCGCGCGATCTACTTTTGCCCAGTCCCATTGTTAGTGATCAGGTGGGAGCGCGTCGATGCCTAAATCGCCAGGATATGCAGGCTTGCCGGGCGGAGGGCCGTGGGCGATCTCCGCCTATTGCTCGGCATCCAGTCATAACACGCTGAGTGCAGTGCGCCGGATTCACCGGAAGGGCGGGGGTTGCACGTGCCCGCGGGCAAACTATCTGGCCGATATATTCCGGGCCAGCTCGGGCGAGAATCGGAAGTTTGACGTGCCGGAGCCTCGGTATCGCGGACCAAAGATGAAGGTGGCTGTCGCCAAGCCGATCGACGCACAGAACTATCCGGATTTCACCGGTGGAGCATGCACCACGGTTCGCGGCCAGAGGGCTGCCCTGGCGGGCATGAACACCGAATCCAGTCAGGCGGGTATTCATGATCGGGAGCGTGCCAGGCGCCTGTGCAACGCCGGACCGTGCCCGATCAGGGACTCCATCTGCCGCCCGTGGGTGCTGACTCAGGAGCAGCCTGCCGGGGCGTGGGGGGCCGTGTGGGGTGGCCTGGATCCATGGAACCGGCGCGGCATCGAGCTGGTCTGGGATCCGGAACGGCGGATCGCCGTCGAAACACCGTTCCGGATCGAGGACTACTGAACGGCAGGGTTTTTCGTCTTGTACGCCACGAGATAGCCGACGGCCGTGGAGACGGCTAGGGTGGCAGCTCCGGTCAGCCAGCCGGGGAGCGTGCTCAGATCGAGCGTGCCAAGATAGCCGATGGCCGCAGTGGCGGCGATGGACAGAACGAACTGCACGAGCAGGGCGCGCTTACTCTCGCGCTTGACACCGTTGCCGAGATCTGCTTGGTCTGGCATGATTGCTCATCTCCGGGGTAGACAGCCGATGATCCGGTATTCCTCCAGCCACGCATTGGCGACGTTCTTGCCGGTCACCGTAGGTGGTGGCGTCTCTTTATATGCGTCCAGAATGCTGCTGATGAGTCCGCATACGACACGCTGCTGCTCAGCGCCCGCGGCTCGTGCGCGCTGAATGCTCTGCTGGGTATTCTCGTCGGCAGTATGGATGCTCACGTATACGCTGAGCACCATACCGCCGATCAGGGTAATCACGGTGACCAGCCAGATGCGCCACCCCGGAGCTCCCGGCATCTGCTCACCCCCCGATCAGGTGGTGGACGATGAGGAGGATTGCGGCAATGCCGAGTCCGGCGGAGGAAGCAATCCACCGGAGTTTGCCGTATCCCTTCGCCAGGCGATGATCTCGGCGATCCCAGGCACTCCGATCAGTGACCCGCCCAGAATGAGAAACCACACGTTCACGTCCTTCGGTGGGACGGCCAGCGCCTGATACCCGATCAGCGCCCAGCCTCCCAGATAGGAGGTCACGTCCTTGAAAACCGTGAACCAGTTCAACTTGCGTGTGCGTGTGCTCACGCATGATCCGCCTTTCCCCGCACGTGCTTTCCTAGTGGATCTTACCGGCAGGGTGGCTGAGGGCCGGTACTCTACGTAGCCAGGCGCTGCGAGAAGGCGTCCACCACCTGCTGCGCCAGCTCCGCGGGGATCGCTGCAATGACCTCCGGGGTCAGGCCTGCGAGCACCCCTGCCACTACCTCGGCGGCCAGGGCGGCAGCGTCCGTGCCGGGGATCGCCGCGACGGCGGCATTCAGTGCGTCGAGCTGTGCGGGCAGGGCGTTCAGTTCCCCGGTCCGGCCGAACACTGTCCAGAGCGCACCGCCCGCGCTGTAGCTGTTACCGGACGAGGGGTCCAGATCGTAGCCCCAGATAGCGTTACGGATGTTGGCCAGATCTTCGGCGTCGAGCGTTGCCATGTCACTCCATCCAGGCGCGACGAGCGCCGTCAGTTGTGCCAGCGTGCCCCGGAAGGCGTTGGCATCGGAGAATGTCTGGCCACCGATGGTGGCCGATGACGTGTACTGCAAGATGGCAGGCCTCTGGCCGCTGTACGCGTTCCAGCGCGAATCCCCGTCGCCGGGGTAGAGCGCCTTGAAACCGCCCTGCCCGGTCACGTAGGAGCTGGCCCAGAGCGGGTAGTCGAGCCCGTCCAGCATGCTCCCGTATACCCACTTGGGGGCGTAGACGACCGGCCGCAGCTTCGGCATCCGCTGCACCAGCCGGTCACAGAACGACCTGATGTCGCTCTTGCCGGGCACCGTGCCCGGATCACCGTTCCACTTCTCACAGTCCACCTGGAGCAGGAACGGCCGGTCCCGCCAGCCGGGGCACTGGGAATCAAGCCGGGCGATGAACGAGTCAGCCCGGCTGGCGGGAGTGCCCGGATATAGTACCCAGTAGGCACCGAGGAGGCAGACGCGCGGATCCAGGCCCTTGACGCCGTCCCACCATGCGCCGAGTTCAGCATCGTTGCTGTCTCCGCCTGCCTTGTGCGTGACGAACTGAATGCCGTCAGCGATCGCGCCGCCAATCGACGGAGAGTCAAAATGCGACATATCCCAGCCGAAGACTGTCATCAGACTGCTTTCCCCCTTCCTGGCGTGCAGCGTAACCTACGGCCGGAAGAACATCGTGAAGTTGTGACCGTCGATCGTCGCGTTGGCGGTGGTGGTGGTGCCGTCCGGATTATCGTCCCAGATATACCAGAGCGGCTGCGGGACAGGGATAGTCCACATGTACGGCCCCTCGTCCGGCAGCGGCGTCACGCTGTCCGGATCGAACGGGCGATAATCCACAAACGCGCTGTTCATGACGGCCACCACCTGCTCGTGTGTGGCGACGACGTCATTGTCGATACCCGCATCATCGTGTGCGCGGATCTCCATCGGTTCCGGTCTGAGCATGACGCCTCCTTCTACAGGTCTCGCTCGTACACCATACCGAACAAACATGACGTGTTGCTGCCCGAGCTGGCCGTGTTGTGGCTACCCGACGAGTCCTGGTTGCCGAATGCCTCCATGAAGTCCGTCGTGCCGTTCATAGGGATCGACGGCACGACGATCTGAACCGACCTGGAACCGGATGTTGCATTCGGACCCTGCCTGCTGGACGAGGGGAGAATGGTTGTTGCATTCTTCTTGACGTAGATCTGAAGGTTCACGTAATCGGTCGCAGCCACCACGAACAGCAAGGCGTAGAACGTGTAATACCCGGCCTTGGTCGGAGTGATCCGTGTATTGTTCGTGACCTCATCGTGCGCGCCGGACGTGTCGACATCCTCGGATCCGGCACCGAATACCAGTGCAGTGTCCGCGTTGTCGGCCAGGGACTGGGCGGATTGCTGGATGAGCCTGCATACGGGCCGGTTGACGGTGGCGTCGGCCAGGGCTTGCAGGATGGTGGCGGTCAGCCGCTGGCCGACGGCGTAGGTGGTGGACATCTTACTCCAGACCTAGATAGAACGGGTTGAACAGCGAAACCCCGGCATCCGTCAGATGCGCCTTGGCGATGCCGTTGACCGCGCGCGTCACCGTAAACGTCTGATAGTTGTATGCCGCCGTCGTGAAGTCAATCGCATCCGAATACAGCAACGTACCGGTCGCGGGAGATCCCGAAATGGTTGTGCCGTAACTGGCGAATGCAGCATTGGCCGGGGCTGCCCCCGTGGCGGTCCGCAGCGCAAACGCCCCGGACGTCAGAGACGAGCCGGTTCCGTTGCTGCTGATGTACACCAGCGATGAGGTGTACCAATCGATGGTGGCCGCCACGGTGATGGTGGCCGTGCTGCGAACCTCGGCGGTGGCGGTATACGTCACGCCAGGCACCACGGGTACGCAGTTGGCGGAGGTGGTGCGCAGCAGGGCCGTCGCGGGAGAACCCGTCACGGTGATCAGCGCAGAGAAAGTGCCTGCGAACGCGAACGTGCTGGACTGGGTCAGCGTGGCGCTCGTCGCAGCCCAGCCCGTCACGCCGGACTCGAATCCGCCACTGACCAATGCTCCGCTGGATGCTGGTGCTGTGATGGACGAGACCGTAATCCGCTCCCCATCTACATCGACATCGATCGTCACACCGCTGCCGATATCGGACGGGTAGTTCGTCGTGTCCACCCACGCCGTGACCGCTCCCGGCCCGGTATCGACGCGAGTTTTAGCCGTGAACGAAGTAGCACCAGAGGTGACCCCCCCGTGCAGGGTGGTGTGCGTCGAATCTGTCACGTCCAGTACGGGAATTCTTCCGGAGTAGTCCCCCAGGATCGGCACCTGATACGGCCCCGCGGGGACGGTGTTCGCCACGATCTCCCACTGGAAACCGGCAATCGTCTCGGTGTATCCGTAGATCACAGTCAGCAGGTCGTTTGGTGGCAGCGGCGACGCGGATAGTCCCGTCAAATTCACCGGATCGCCCAGGTCGGTGGATATGACACGCGTCAGCAGGGCGGACGAGCCCGCTATCTCAGACCGTCCCAGATGGATAGACAGGTTCGGGATGCGGCGTTCTTCCCACGTGCCGAAAAAGACCTGTTGCGAGGCGATGAGCGGCATCTGATCGTCGGCGTACGCGCCGAACGAATCGGACTTCTCCCACCTGCCGATCCCTGCGGGCGGATCGTTGACGTTCTTGCGCCGCCCGTCGTCCGCTATATATCTGGCCGAGGAGCCACCGTCCCGGGTGGCCGTGAAGTCGTTGACCAGATAGCGGGTATCAGTTACAGGGAGAGGGACATCAGCCAGATGAGACGCGGAGTAGTCCATTACCAGGCCGCGCCGGTTGCCGAGGAACCGCGGCGTGATCAGCTCGAATCCAAGGATGTCGCGGATGTCCGTGAGAATGCCGCCCGCAGCCTTGAGGCCTGCCACAAGGACGTCGTACAGGGTGCCGACCGGTTGTGGTCCGACCGGTTGCGTGTCGTTCAGGTCGCCACGCCACTGGAAATAGACGTTCTCCTCGGAACACAGCCGCTGTGCCCTGACACCGTACAGTTCCCCGGTGAACGCCCGGCTGGCGTCGGCTAGTACGCTGCTATTGATCAGATTCGCGCCATGCGTCAGAATCACGTGAGCGATCTGCATACCGGCCAGGGCGGCATCCCCCACAACGAAGTTGTTCCTGGTGAACTGACCCGCCGTACCGGCGAACGGCGAACCACCGAAAGTGTCGTTGAAGAACACATCGCCACCGACAGCATGCCATACCGCGTTGGCGATGTAGTTACTGCCAGACTGCGCGAAGTTGATGGACATGCCGATCCACTGATTCAGCGGAGATGCCCCGGCCCCGAACAGTGAGTTGCCGGAGAAGATCACACCACCCCCGGCGTCGATCAGATCGAACCGATACGTGGTGGGGCCGATGAAGAATCGGCATTGCCGGACCGTCCCGCCGGTCACGTACGACGTGCTGACCACCGTTTCCGCCGCGGGCAGGGCGTTTACCCGGACATAGAAGATTGACGTCGTGTTGCCCGTAGAGCCCGGGTTGTGCCCTGCTTGAAACCGCGCAAAACTCGACAATGCAGTGTTCAGGGTGAGGCTTCCGGTGGTGCCGTCCATGCCCGTCGTCGAGCCAAACGTCACATCGAATACTTTGCCCGCCGCGCCGCCAGTCACTACACTGGCCGCTTGCGCTGATCCTGCCGCATCCTCGCACGGCCAGTAGTCGGTCACCTCAGTCTTGTTCCGGTAAAACCGGTAGATGCAACCGCCGAGCGTGCTCTTGTTCGCGCTGTACCGCGCGAGCATCCCCGCCAGGGCAACCGGGACCTGCACGTCGACACCGGTCTTGTCCCAGTTCAACGGCGTGGTGAGCAATTCTCCAGCCACCCGGATCCGATCGGACGCCAGCCGGGCATAAGAGCCGCTCAGCAGCCACGTGTTGGGTGTGGCGCACGTGTCTGCCCAGGTGGTGGCCTCCACCGTCTTGCCATTCGGCTTGAAATCGGCCACGAGTGTCCCGGCGATGCCGTTGTACACCTCAGCCCCGTGCACCTTCCCGGTGAAGGTGTCCGATGTCGTGAAGCCGGTACCACCCCCTCCGGCGGTACCAATCTCTAGATTGGCCGTGCTGGCGAAGATGGACGTCGTGCCCGCGATAGTGGCCGTATAGAAAGAAACCCAGGGTCCAGAGATGGAGCTGGCCGTATAGAAGGTGTATACCCGTCCTGCTGCGCCGTTGTCGACGTCCAGCGTCAACCGGACCGCCACGCGCGTGGTCTCTTCGGCAATGACCGTCGCCGTCGTCGTCTTGGCGAGCGTGGCTGAACCGTCAGCGGAAGACCAGAACTTGAAGCCGCCGTCCGGCTGAGTGAGCAGCATCCAGGAACGCTGACTGCCGCTGGTATTCCATTTACTGGCGAGAACCATCTCCCGGCCGCGTGTGTACGCGGGCGAGAATTCTACCCGGATATCGATGTCTCCGGTGATGTCGAGCGTTGCCTTGTCTGCGGTGTACGCATACTGCTGGGAGGCTGTGTTGCGGTAGTCCGGCATACGGAGGTATTCCTGCCACGTCCCGCCGGATTTCACACCGAGCCGCGCCCGGGTGTTCTGGCCGAACAGCCCGAACAGTGGGGACAGTGGATTGTCATCGGTGAACAGGCCGTCCCGGTTGTTCAGCGAGAATGCCGCAGTCTGCGCCGAGACGCTGCCCTGGTAGTCAGCCGTTCCCCGGGTGATGGTGACGGCAGCCTTGTCGTCGGTGCCCCGGACGCGATGCGCGAATCCGTTACCGCTGATTGTATTGACCCATGCACCATTGATGTAGAACTCGGCATCGATGTCTGTGGGCGCGTGTGAGGTGGCCATCAGGCCGCGGCCCCCTGTCCAAGAGCACGCTGCACGTTACCGCTGTGATAGGTGGCGATCTCTACGCGCAAGAGCCGGAGGAGTTCACGGATCAGGCCACGTTCGGTGGATCCATCCACCGACAGCCGGAGCGTGCCCGAGACCCCCTGGCCGCCGGTCTGGCGGGCGCGTGCGCTATCTCCGGCGGTCATCACCGAGGAACCGTAGGGAAGCCGGACACGCTCAGGACCATTCTCGCCAACCCACGCCATGCCGCCCCCGGCACCACCGGAAGCCATATGATTGATGTGGCTCGTGCCGATCGTTCCACCACCAATCTCATTCCCGAAGATATTGATCGAGGGCAGGGTGAACTGAAGCGAATTCCACCTGTCGATGATCCAGTTCATCGCCGACCTGAAAGCGTTCTTGATACCGTCCCACATTCCGGGGCCGTGCTTGCCAATCCATTTAATGGATATGATGATCATATCCCAGACACCCTTTAGGAGCTTCAACGGGACGAGTTGAAGCCAGATAACGCCCTGAATGAGTTTCAGGACCGGAATGATCAAACCCCTGAGATCATTGACCATACCGATCACCTCACCGAAGGCGTCGGCCCATTGGAAGATGCCGTCTTCAATGGCCTTTATCTGCTTCTGATTCTTTGGATCTTTCAGCCAATTTGAGATGTTTCCCAATGCTTCGTCGATGGCGTCGAGCGTCGAGCCGCCCTTCTTCTTCGAACCGGGAAAAAGAATGGCGATGAACTGGCCGACGATACCCAAAGCTTTCTTACCGATATCCCAAATGGTCTTTAGCGTGTCGGCGGCCTCGTGCATGAAGGTCTTAAGCTGACCGGACTTGGATGCGGAAGTGATCCACTTATCGAACTTCTCGGCGATGTCCTTGATCCAACCCCCGATGATCTTGAACGGTTCTGTCGACCCCCCCGCCAGCTCACCGAACGCATGAATGACATGATCGATGGCCGGGCTGAGATCGGACGTCAGGAATTCCGAAAAAGCCTTACTAGCCGTCTGCATGCCCTTCATGAAGTCGGGATTGCCGAGCGCTCCGGCAATGCCCCTGGCTACCTTGTTCAGGGAGTCGGCCATGCCGCCGAGCATCGGCCCGAGCTTCGGAAGCCACTTCTGCGCGAGATTCTCCAGCGTCACGTCAAGACCGGCGAACAGCTTGTCCTGCACCTGCATCTTGATGACCTTGAAGCGTTCCGACAGCGAGATCATCTCCCGGACGAACGCCTGAGCATTCGGTGAGAGCTTCTTCATCGCCTCATTGAAGGCGTTCACACCTCCTGCTGCACCGCCTGCCGAAGTCGCTGCCGCGCGCTGCGCATCGGCCAGGGACTGGACCGCCATCGCCACTTGATGATTGGCGTCCGACTGCCGCTTCTTCGCTGCCGTGACCTGATCTGAGCCTTCTACGCCATCCTTGGCGGTCTTTTTCTGATCGGCGTTGAGCTCGTTCATCTTCTCGTGCTCGACATCGTAGGCAAGCTTTGCCCGATCGAGCTGATCCTGAGCATCCTTGATGGCGCTATCCACGCCGTACGCGCGTGCCGCGTTGAGCTTGTCCTCAGCTTCGCGCACACTCTTGGCCGCATCCGCCTCGGCGAATCGCTGACTACGCAGCGAAAGGGAGAGATTGATCAGCCGGAGGCGCTCGTCTTCGCGCGCCTTGGTCAAATCCTTGGAGGCTTGGGTTGCGGCAAGCTTGGCTTGCGTCAGCGAATACTCAGCGTTCTTGACTGCTTCAGCGGCGGCAGCAGCGGCCTGACCTGCCGCCGCTGAACTTCCACCACCGGTTTTGGCCTGCTGAGTGTAGGCGGTCCAAGCATCCCCTACGCCACCGAGACCGATCTCCAGGGTGGCGAATGCCACGCCCATGCCAGCAATCGCGGTGGTCGCTGCTCCGGCGATTCCTCCGACGGCCAGGAGGGCGGGTCCCAGCGCGAGCAGGCCCGCAGCTACAGCGGGAATCACAGCGTACGACAGGTACGCCATTCCGCCACCAAGACTGGCGAGGGCACTCTTGGCGTCATCGGCTGACGGCATAAGATCCATGAGCTTGGAGCGAAGGTTGCCGAAGAATCCCGTAGCGGTTTGTACCGCATCGCCGCTGTCGTTGCTAGTTTTGACAAGTCGACCAAGAGCGTCGCGTGCCCGGTCGGATCCCTGACCGACCCCAGAGCCCATCTTCTGGCCGGAATCGATAATTCGCTTGAATGCGGCCTCTAGAGGATCAGCGTTGACTTTGTCAACATCGACCTTGATTTCGATCTCATTACCACTCATCAGCTTCCGATCCTCCTTCCTCGCTATTCACTGGCGTTCCCATCGCAACCACGTTCAGCAGATACAGGCCGTGCGCGTCCATCGCCTCGATCTCTTCCGGCAGCTTCTTCCATCGGTCCGCCAGAGCGATGACCGTACGTGCGTAGATCAGTTCATCGGGCTCGGTGACGGTAGATCCGTCAGGACGGACGGCGCCGGGGGCTGCACTCCATTCTGTGAGCCGGACGGCAAAGGGTCGGGAACACGGGATACCTCCGTACTCCAGCGCATGGCGGCAGGGAGAATAATCCGCAGATCAGCGTTGGCCACGTCTTCGACAGTCGTACCAACAGGGTTACCCTCGTAGTCCTCATACGTCCAAGACAGCAGATGCTTGGCGAAGATGGCGACCAAACTGTCGATCGCCTCTTCGCGCTCCTCGGAAGTCTTGCCTTCCGAGGACTCGATCGCCGAGACCTTTTTCAATTCCTTGACCGTCATGCCTGATAGCCTGATCTCCAGCTCGTGGAACTCGTGGCCTTCCGGCCACGTGAGCTTGTACACCCTTGCCTTGAATCCCATCCCCTTGACTCTCTTTCTCGTTATTCGGTTATTAGACGGTCACGTCCAGGCGGGAATGGTTCCATCGGCCAGAACGGCAGGCGCCGTGAAGGGCAGGCCACCATCGGCGCCGCGGTTATAGCTGAAATCGGTGAACAGCATCTCCCCGGCAAGGGTCTTGCCGTTGACCACAATGGTGGTAGTACGCAGCGTGCGCCGGTTGGTCGGATCGGCGAGCGTGACGTGACTCTTACTGGCCGCTGCGTTCATCGCCGCGCCGTTGCCGGTGAACGACATGTCCACCATGAGCGCGAGACGCTCGAAGGCGAACTTGTCGATGCCCGTCACGTCCTGTACCGCCAGCGGGGTGGCGAACTGGACAGAGTTGAAATCGTTGCGCAGATCGACCGGGGTACCGCCGACATCATCGATGTTCAGCGTGGTCCATCCGAGTCCGGTTGCTTTGGCCACTGTCCTATCCTCTCTCTACCATTGCAGCGAGATTCTGCTGATGCTCGCCGAATTCCTCAAGCCAGAATTCTGGCTTGGTATGCTGGCGCCGGAAGCCAGTCGGATTACCCCGCCAGTCCCCGGCGCGCACCACATACAGCTCTGGCCGTTCCAGGATGCGATGCTCTGACGGGGTCCGGCACGGCACGCCTGGCTCGAAGTCGAACGTCACCGAGAACGGGCCGATCGTCTCTTTGTATGGGCGGCCAGAGGAGCGGACCGCGTGCAGCACAGCATGATCGGCAGTGCCGACGATCATGGTCCAGCCGTTGCGCCAGTCGTCGCAATCCACCTCGGCGCACGTGGCCGGGCGATAGTGCGACGGCGGCGCACCCACCTTGTACGTCCGGTATGCGGTGACCGGGCCGACTGGATCCATCCGGGTGATCATGCGGCCAGCGCTGCTTTGTTACGGACCAGGTTCACGGCGAACGTGCACTGGGAGAACGTGCCTGCGGTGATCACCCGGAGGTACTGCCGGACTGCCTGCGTGGCGGTGGTGGCGATCCGCTCCTTGCCCGCGGCCGTAACCGTGCTGAATGCTCCGCCGGTCAGCGCAGCGAACGAAGCGTTGTCCGCGCTGTCCTGAATGGTGATCGTCACCGAAGTCCCGGTAAACGAAAACACATGCAGGTAAGCGTTGAGCCCGAACGCCGTAGCAGCACCGTTGTTGATCGAAGCGCCGTTGGTGGCGATGGTGTCGGATCGTTTGCCCGCCGTGCCCTGCAATCCCCATTCCAGCCCGAAGCCGTCGGCGGTCAAATCGACTTCAAACGTCAGGGAACCGTCCGCACCTCTGCTCGGGCTGTAAGCCACCTGCAAGGCGGTCATCGAGGCTGCCACATTGCCGACTGCTCCACCGTGGAAGTAGCTGCCGATAACGTCGGTGCGCGGCAGGGCGGAGAGCTTCACGTGCGCGTTGGCCGGGTTGTGCCAGGCCTGCCACGTGATCTTCCCATCGGCGTGTCCAGCTTTGCGCTCAGGTGCGTACTTGTCGATCCCCGTCAGGATCAACGGCGCGAACGGCGCACTGATCGAGGACACTGCACCGGTATCCCCGGTCAAGTCGTATTCGTCCAGATAGAGAGCATCACCGAGACCGGACTCTTTGGCCATCAGACACGCTCCGGCCAGTGCCAGGTTCCGCCGGACTTGCCGTCTTCATCATGCAGACATCCGCCGTCAGCGATCGAGCGGAAGAACAGTCCGGTCGGATTCTTGACCATCAATCCGACCATATCGTCGTCGTGGATCTCGGTGATGTCGGCCGCGCGACACACCGACGGGAACTTCCCGTCGGCAGACCCGCGAGCCACGTAATGAACGACTCGGCCGACACTCGGCTTCTGATTCAGATTCTCCATCAGGGGGACTCCGTATACACGTCATTGATGACGAGGGGAATGAAGATGGTCATGACGCGATACACCTTGCCGTCCTGCGTCAGATAGCCTGCCTGTGCGGTAATCGGATTGCCGTCAATACCGCGCACGTCCACCATGCGGAGCAGGCCACCCATGGTGAAGTTGCCGATGTAATCGGCTAGCAGGAGGTCTGTCGCGTCAAGCAGGTCGGGATCGATCATGTCGACGGGCTCTTGCAGCATGCTCGTGTAGAGCCGTACGTTGAAGACGAGCCGCATCGATGTGGAGGCGAGCCCGGAACTGGCTGGTTTGTAGTCCTGAACCCAGATAGCGCACGAAAGATTGCCACCGGGCGCGTTCTTCGGTTCATGCCCGTTAACCACATCAAATCGCCCAGTGGCCGCGGCATGGCTGGCGAGCGCGTTGACCAGGACGGAGGAGTTAAGCGCCATAGTTCGGCTCCGCCGCGCTGGTCAGCGCATGAAGATCGTGAAGGAAGACCTGAACCACGAGGAAGTCATGCTTCGTGTACAGAGGGAATTCGAGACTGGACAGGTTCGTCATCCGCTGGACGGCGTCCCGGCGCCGCTCCTCCATGGTCTCCGGCTCAGCCATGATTGATCCGCTCGACCAGCATGTCGGCGTACGGCTGAAGGATGTGCTTCGCCTCGGCATTGAGCCTCTCGGCCATCCGGCGGAACGTCGCGTATCCCTTGAACCGGGTGGTCTTGTTCCGCGAGCCTGTGCCCTCCAGCCAGGGACCGTAGACCACGCCGCCGTCGTTGATCACCGTGCGGCCTGGATACTCGGTGGTGGTGATCTGAAGCCGGTAATACGGGGTCTCCTTGCGAAGCACGCGCTCCAGCTCGGCGCGAACGTAGTCGGCACCCACCTCGGCCAGATGATGTTCCCAGTCGCGCACAGCCCGGTCAATCATGGCGTCGGCGCGACCATCGAACACCGGTCCGCGGTACGTGAACGTCACATTGTTCATACGGCACGCATCCGGGCCATCCGGCCGTGCGCGGCGAGAACCATGCTCTCCAGCTCACGAATACCTCGCCCGGAGGCGTTGCGCACGTTGTCCCCGGACCCCACCGTGCGCGAGTAGCCGGACGACTCCTGCAATCCCCGGTCCAGGGCGTAGGCGATGTTCAGTTGCTCCACGAGCGCTGGGGGCTTCCATCGGACTACTGCGGCGCTACTGGAGTGCGCCGCGGCGGTGGTCCCCAGCGCGCCCCGGGTGACCGTCAGCAGCCTGCCCCAGTGGATGGCACTGGCCGTGTGCGCGGCGAGGGTGGTGCCCTGCTGAGCCCGCTTGATGATCAGGTTGTTGCCCGCGATGTCCGTCACGAGCACGCGTTCCGCGTCGATCAGCAGAGACTCGCGGAGCTGGAATTGCGTACCGTCCGTGACGGCCAGGACCTGATTGTTCAGGTTCGCCGTGAGCGGCGTCAGGACCGTCTGAGTGGAGTCGATGAACGATTTCTCGGTGACGATCAGGCGCTCGGAGTCGTCGCGCAGCACATGTCCCACGCCGATGGGCTTGCTGGCCGTCATCGTGGTCACCGAGGAGCTGACGATGCTCGCGGCCAGGACGCCCGCTGAGGTCTCCTCGTTGGTGTAGCCGAACAGGCCGG